ACAATCAAAAGCTATGTGAAGATAACCGACCCGGATATAACCGAAGATGTTGCTTATGGAGGTGTTTATCCGATCGGTTCAAACCTGCCGGATATATCGGTAGTCGATTTTATAAAGCAAATATGTTGGCTGTTCGGGTTGTTCGCTATAAAAATCGATACCGGGGTCTCTTTCATACCGGTAGAAACGATAATAGAGAACAAGGGAAATGCGGTCGATTGGAGTAAGAAATTAGTACCGACAGGGTGGACGGCCAAAGAGACCTCGTACACGTTTGGGGACTTTGCACAGAAGAACTATTTACGTTACGAGGAGAACGAGAACGCCAAGAGTGCAGACGGCTATATGGTTGTACAAAATAAGACTCTCGACCATGAAAAAGACTTAGTGAAACTTCCTTATACTGCCGGGGGTGACAATGGGGACATGAGAGCCGTTCCGTATTTCAAATGGAGCGACGACGGTACGATCGTGGAGCTTGAAGATTGCGGAGACAGGATTATGCAGCTTGTAATCTCTTTTGACAGTCAAGGCAAGGAGGATGCCCGGTTGGACTTTTCAGACCTTAAATTTCAAAACCGGGTATCACGTTTCGGTCTATCTTTTTATCAAGACATCATCAAGTCGCCGTTTGTGATTAAGGACACGTTCCGGCTTACAGAGATAGATTTGAAAAACATCGATTACACGATACCTGTATATATAGAGCGATATGCGGCATTTTTTGCTATTATCTCTATAAGGTCACAGGGCGATTATTCAGAGTGTGAATTGTTGAAGTTGTTATTGTAAACGATTGGAAATAATTAGAATATTGTGTATCTTTATAAAAAAATAGGGGTATGGAAAGAGGAAAATACAATGAAGTTAAAGATGAGGTGATAAGTTATATTCGGGAAGGCGATACCGTAAAAATGGCCTGTAAGAAAGCCGGTATTATTCGAGATACGTTCTATCGTTGGCAAAGGGATAAGCCGGAATTTGACGAGGCTTTGAAGAAAGCCCGGAGAGAGTTTCGTGAAACTATCGTTCAAACGTTGGAGCAATCACTATGGAAGCGTGCGGCCGGTTATGAGGTTGAGGAGGTTAAAAATGAGTATAGGACTTTAAAGGACGGGAGTAAAGTGCTTGTAAAGTCAAGCGAAATAACGAAGCACTTCCCACCAGATACTGGCGCACTTATATTTGCTTTGACAAACTTAGACCCTGAAAATTGGAAAAACAAACAGGATAACAGGCTTTCTGTCGATGAGAGTGTAGGTGGATTTAAAATATCTGTTGTACACAGAGACGGTACGCCACCGATAGCCAACAGTGAAGATGACATCGCCGATTAGTCGGTTTGTTGTGAAATTTGTATATTTGTATTTAATTGTAATCTCTTTTTGCTAAACCAAGAGCCCCCTTTTGTATGGTGGTGTAAGTGGAAACACGAGATCGGCGTTTTTCTCCTGCCATGTACGCCAAGCAATAGGGGGCTTTTTTTTGAGAATGTAATGAAAGTACACGAATGTATGGAAATAAGCCGTCCTGTGTTGGAGGCGATGAGGCGTGCCGGGGTTAGGCTGGACGATGTTCGATACCTTGACATGTACAAACGTTTCCTATCGATGAAAAGGGATTGTTTGAAAGTAACGTATATCGCCGAGAAATTGAGCGAGGAATATAATATAAAGCCGAGGCAATTTTACTACATTGTAAAAAAAATGGAGTCCGTTATAGAGTGACTCGAATGTGATCTAATGGGGTGTGCTGAAAATTCAGCTAACCCTATATTTTTGCCGTTTCTGTCGCTTCTATGGCGTTTTTACCTCTTTTCCGATATAGCTATCAAATAAATATAGAAACGCTCTTATAACGCAAATATTTGCGCTGTTTTTTAATACCCCTTTTTGGGGGATTTAAAAGGGCGTTTTTTTAATTCCGTAAAATCTACGGATTTAACATTAAAATTGTAACATGTTGATTATTAGTTTGAGCCGAATTTTCCGCTTTAACAAATGGAATATTTTAATATAAAATGTTGCCGGAAAACGGAATATTTTTTACGCCTTTGTTACCGGCAAGCGGTAGAGTTTATAAATGCCCTGTCGGAAATCCGAAAAACCTATGAATCAAATGTTTAATTATATACCTCATCAAAGATGTATTTTACATACCCCAAAAATGGTATATGTAAAAACATAATACCGGGGAAATGGGTATTTAAGGCTCCGCAAGTTTGTAAAATGGCTGAAAATCAATGTAAAGGATATTTTGCGGACACATCGATTCAATCTAAAACATGTTATAAAACATATTTACCTGTCTAATAGAAATGCAATCGGGCTAAATAATACGCATGAAATTGCGTGTTTATAACGGTCGATCGATGAGGGGTAAATTTATGGATATGGGCAAAGTGCGGAAAATCTTCCACAACTATACGGAAATAGGCTATATCGTGTAAAATAATGAGGAAAAATTTCCACACTATTTTACGCTCATCGATGAGGCATAAAAGAAGGGGGTAGCCAAATTTTCGGCATACCCCCTAAAATACCTCTGCGTTATAATTTTTATAGATATGAGAATATGATTTTAATTGTATAACTCCCCCCTAAGTATTTTGTATAATTTTATGGTTTGCTTTATTTGGGTTTTCTCCTTATCGGTTATTTCATAGGTGTCATAGTATTGATTACCTTTGAATTTTATTTTTGCTGTTTGGGCTTCTGCGATGGCCTCTAACATTTTAATGTTCGATTTTTTTACAAGCTCATCGCTCCATTCCCAAATATATCCGCCTGTATTGTCTCTCTCTATTTTGTTCACAGAGTAATTGAATATTTTGCCGTCGGCATTTATCGTGTAATTATCTATAAATAACCAATCGCTTGAATAGTACCGGATAACAAATCGGAGATTGTATGCATCATCGTTGATTGTAGCAAAATAACAATATATCGCAGATCTATCTATTTTAGGTTCCTTTTTATGATGTACCCATGTCCTGCCGTTACTATCAAACTCGTCTTTTGTGAATTTGAATTGCTGTTTAAGATTGTCTATCATATCCAGTTCTTCCCTCTCGGACAAATAAAACTCTATTGAGTCTTTAACTATTGCATATTCAAGCATTTTATCAGTCCACGGTATCATAACGAAGTGGACTTCTTGTAAATCGGGAAATAACTCCCTGCGGGCTTTTAATGTATTTTCTGGGGTAAGCCGGGCAGATGTTTGGAATAATCCGTTATCAATTTTTTTAATTGTAACTCCATATAAAGACCAAGATGTTTGCTCTACCTCTTTTTCTGTCTCATTGTTATTGTTGTGGGTGCTACCTCCACACGCTATTATACAGGATCCAATGAATAGTAAAAATGCCGCTATTAGAGGGGCTTGTTTTGTCATGGGTTTGTTACTTTTCATAATATATGTTTTTGAGGTGTTAATTGTTCGATTCGCTTACTTTTATGGCTGCAAGAGCCTCTGACAAGTACGATATATCCTTCAATGTAAATTCATACTGACTTAACAAATTAGACTCCCTACATTCAGCGATAAATTTAACTTCTCCCTTACCCTGTTGTAAGAAGGCTTTTAGTTTTTGTATATATTTTGTGCGTACAGAATTATATCCATACTCGTCGTTAAGAGTTTCAAATTCCAAAATTTCCCCGTCGCTTCTCTTTGCTTTGAACTGGAATGTGTCTAAATAGCCTTTTACGGGGTGGTTCCTGTTGTATTCATACAAAGGTATGTGAATATTCGATTCATCAATTATAAACTCAACACCTAACTCTGAGTTTGTGGTTGCTGAATTGCTGAATTTTCCGGTGCAACGGGTAAATACATATCCCTCTTTTGTCGGTTCTCCAAAGTCGTCAACGTAATATGTGACTTTCCAAATGCCATACTCGCCTTTGTCCTTGTTTATTTTGGGGAGTTCGTTTTTGGGTGAATCGGCTTGTTTTTGTCCCTGTTTGTTCGTTTGCGGGGTTGAGGTGCAGCCTATAAGTGAAGCAAGCACCAACAAGAAGCATAATTTTTTCATGATACGATTCTTTTAAGTTGAAATGAATGCTCAAATGTAATAAAAATTTTATTTCTCTTTAATTCAAATCCAGACAATGCTATCCTACAATCGAGAGATACCGGCTTAAAGATTCTATTTCAGCCCGTATAACGACCTTTTGGAACTCTGTCGGGTTGTTCTCCGTATGAGAGGCTTCCAATGCCTTGTAATAGCTTATTTTGACCTCATTGCTGCCTTTGAGATTTACCAGCGTATAACCGTTGCGGAGTAAGTATAAGTTCATCAGAAGCCGAGATGTGCGCCCGTTCCCGTCTATAAACGGGTGTATGCGTACCAACTCATCATGAAGGTAAGCCGCAATGAGCACCGGGTGAATGCTTTGCTCCTCCATTTCGGCAAACCTTGTCATAAAAGCCTCCATTTGTGGCTGTATCAAATACGGCTGTGGAGGGACATGTGTACTTCCCGAAATCATAACAGGCACGCCCCGATAACGTCCAGCATTCTCTCGGTCTATGCCATGTAGCACAATAGCGTGTATTTCCTTTATTGTGCGCTCCGATATTTCCATACCTCCCTTTGCAAAGTCCTTTATGTAGTCTATCGCCTCAACGTGGTTAATCGCTTCAAGGTGCTCCCGCATTGACTTTCCGGCGATAGTAACCCCCTCGTTCACTACTAACTCCGTTTCTTGCAGTGTGAGCGTATTTCCCTCGATCCGGTTGCTTTCATAGGTGTATTCAATGGCAAACGCATTCTCTATCTTTTGCAGGGCATCCGGTGGTAATGGGCGCAGCCCCAACAAACGGGCTTTCAACGTGTCGCATTGAAGTAATAGCTTTGTTATTTCCTCGTTCATGGCTTAATCTTTTGACTCGGTTACCTTTAACTTGGTTCCACATTTAGGGCAAACTATTGTATTACTTAACTCGTCCGCAAAAAAATCCCCGACGCTGCATCCTATTACATCGGCAATCCTTTGTAGCGTGTCGATAGTTGGATTATTGTTAATAGATTGAGATAATGCGCCACGAGTTATTGACTTGCCGTGTTTACTCTCCCATTCGTTCGCTATACGTTCAATAGTATAGCCATGCATTTTAATTACTGATTTAATATCCATAAAATAATGTTTAGTTATTACTAACGGCAAAGATAAGTATAAATAATATATAATTTAGAAATAACTACTCAATAATTATAATTTGACGTAGTTTAACTGAATGTTTGTTTTGTGTTAAATATTAGTTAAAGCTAACGAATGATTTGCATACCGTTAGTTTTAACTATACATTTGTCACATCAAACAAAAACAAACAAGGATATGAAAACTAAAATCGACAAATCGCAACTTTTCAAAATGGCATGGGTAATGTATAAACGCTCTATCTCGGTTCTCGGCCGTGAGTTCTGCCAGTCGTTCAGTGCTTGTTTGAGGAACGCATGGTTTAAGGTGAAAGCGGAAGCCCGCAAAGCCGAAAAAGAGGCTCGCCGGTTAATGAAAAAGTCGGAACCCGCACAAAAGCCCGAATCGGTTGTATTTGACGCAACAATGGAAAGAGGGATAACGGAGTATTACAGAAGCCAAAGCGGGCGTTATTGCGGAGATTGATACACAAAGTTAAACGAAATACATTGCTGCTCTTCCAAAACAGCATGAGACGGTAGCCCGGTCACTGGGGAAACAAAAGCCGGGCTACTTTAATAAAGACCAACAAAATAGATAAAGATATGAGTACACGGAACAGAACACAGTTAAGCGAGATTATGAGCCTTGCATGGCAGTTTGTAAAACGCAACGGATATACGATGTCGGAGGCTCTCAAAACGGCATGGGCAAATATGAAGTTAAAAGTACAAATGAAACATCGGATCGTTCGGTTTTATTTCCGCAAGGTGGACGGGACGATTAGAGAGGCATACGGGACACTGAAAGAGTCTATACTACCGCCGACACAGGGCACAGGAAGAAAGGCAAATGAGACGTTGCAAACGTACTATGACACCGAGAGACAGGAATATCGCTCTTTTAAGCGGGCGAACTTGGTAGAAGTATGCAGTTAAAAGGGGCGGTTTATCCGCTCCGGGGTTCCCTATCCCCTAAAATAGGGTTTACTTTTTTTTATTTTTATGTAGGGATTGTTTTGCTTGCGAAAGTAACCCAGTCCGTCGATAGCGGACGTGTCCGGGAGGATTCCCGCTATTTCAAACATAGGTTAAACGATAAACTTTTTATTATATGGAAACAAATGAATTAAAACAGACCACCACCGTAGAGGATTTACTAAACACAAATGAACAATTAACACAGTCATTAAGAGATGCTCTTATAGGGGTTGAACAATTCCGCAAGGAAGCAGAAAAGGAACGGGAAAGGGCAAATATGCTCGAAGTTAGGCTATCTATGGCAGACGATAGGATTAAAAGGAAAGTTATAGATAATGATGAAATAAGTAGTTTACAACGATTGTGTAAAGGCGTAAACAAGTATAATATTCAAAAGCTGTTAGAACTGTTTGTTTACGACGAGCCTCGGTCGTGGTGTGAACAAATAGCAAAAATTTCCATGATAATATCCGACCTTATTACCCGCAAGGTTCTTGATGACGATGAAGTTATATATCCAACTGACTATGCAAATGCGTTTTTCTATCTTAAAATGCTATATGAGACCTTTTTAAGTATGGATAAACATACACCAAAATCCTTTGATGTTCAGTTTTTGGTAACAACCCAGTGCGGAGAATCTATTATTCAGTAAAATGTTCAGTCAATGGCAACCCCGTCGTCAATCCGGGCGGCGGGCTGTGAAACAGAGGGCTCGGATTTGCCCCTCATCGATGAGGGAAAAATACAAAATGTTTCAGTGATGTTTCAGTACGATATAATTTGAACGTTTGTTACATGTTGATTTGCAAATATTAACGTATTTATGTGTGCATTCTGCCGTGGGAAGTTATCTTCGATGGTGTTCAAATGGCGCAATACAATGGTGTTCCTATTTATTCCGTATCGATTTGGGACAGAATGATTCAAAAATATCAAAATGATAAGACGAAGTTGAACATTCCTCACCGAGCTGTTTACACTTCGCCGAAGAATTTACTTGTGGGGGCTCCCGGAGAATTGATTTCAGATTTGGATATTTTCTTCAATCGTGAAAAACGACAAACTCAAATTTATTCGACAGGAGACCTCGGTAC